ACCGTTTCTTCAATCTGGGTGAGGGCGGAACTTCCGAGAAGACTTTCCCGATCAATCTGGCGACTGCCTTTGAGAAGCTGGACGGTTCCCTGATCACCATCTACTGGGATGGCGAGAAGTGGTGTGCTTCTACCCGCGGCCTTGCGTTCGCTGAGGGCACTGTGCCTTATGGTGACGGCACTTTCTTCGAGCTGGTGGAGAAGGCTTTCGGGCGTTCTCTGCAGGATGAGATGAAGACGCTTAACCGGCACCTGTCGTATGCGTTCGAGCTGACTTCTCCTTTCAACCGTGTTGTGACTCGTTATCCGGCTGTCAAGATGACTCTGTTGGGTATCCGCCACAACGACAATGGTAAGGAGCTGTCACCGAGCCAGTGTGATCTGGCTGCTCTGCAGTGGGGGTGGAATCGTCCGAAGGTTTACCGGTTCGATACCGCTGATGATGTGCTGGCTTCTTTGAAGAATCTGCCGGCGCTGGATGAGGGCTATGTGCTGGCGGTGTTCGACGAGCAGACTCGCACCTACCTGCGCGTGAAGGTGAAGAACCCTTCTTATCTGGCGGTTGCCCACATGCGGTCAAATGAGGGGCTGTCGGTGAAGAGCGTTATCAAGTTGGTGTTTGCTGGGGACGAGCCGGAGTACCTGACTTACTACCCGGAGGATGCCCCGGTGTTTGTTCCGTGGCAGAATGCGTTCCAGAAGTTGCTGGCGGCTGTCAACACCGCTTGGGAGGCGAATAAGGGCATCATTGAGCAGAAGGATTTTGCTCTGGCGGTGAAGGATACCGGGTTTTCGGGTATCCTGTTCCAGATCCGGAAGGGTATCGCTCTGACCACCATCCTGGATCGTACTTCGGAGGATGCGCGGCAGGCGCTGCTGGAGAAGTTCAAGGATTGAAAAAAAAATGCCAAACCCGGAAAAAAGGACTTGACAACCTGTTCCGGGTTTGGTATAATCAACCCATCAAAGAGAGAAAAACACTTAATCCGAGGAGATCCAAAATATGTCGATTGCCCCGCTGACCGAAAAGCAGATGGATCTGATTGTCAAGAATGTGGTTGCCGCAGTGCGTGACATCACCAAGCTGAATGGCACCGGCTATAAGTTCATCAATCTGGCCAGTGGCTTCATCGCCCATTACAATCTGCGTGGCTTCATCGCCCGCTATTCCGATGGTAGCCTGGGAGCGGCCATCAAGCGCAATGCCCGTCAGAACCGGTGGGACAATTTCAAGCCGGGTGACGAAAATTACGACTATTACATGACCAAGCGGGAAGTCTACAACCGGATCCTGATGGCAATCTGAAAAAAATGCCACACCTTGGAAAAAAAGAGTTGATTTTCTTCCAGGGTGTGGTATAATAGATATATAAATAAGGTTAAACACCACAAAAGCATTGGTTTCCACATTTCCACTGTTCTAACTGAAAAGGAAAAAAATCCTATGATTCCACACATCTACAACGGTAACGGCACCATCTCTCTGATGCTTGATGGCAAGATGCGTCCCATTGATACCGCCCACCGGTTTTACGAAGAGATCAAGGCTGCTCTCAAGGACCAGAACTGGGATGTTATTCCCGACTTGGTGAATCTGGTCAAGAAGGTGGCCAAGGCCATTGACACCAGCACCGCCCGCGGCCGTGTGGTCGTAAAGGATGGTGAAGTGCTCTATGATGGCACCCCGATCCACAATACCCTGACCACCAAGATCGTTCAGATGGCCACCGAGGGCTACGACATTGGCTACATGGCCAAGTTCCTCGAAAACCTGATGCAGAACCCCTCCTACCGTGCTGTGCAGGAGCTGTACGACTTCCTCTCCGCCGGCGCAATCCCGATCACCGAGAACGGCACCTTCCTGGGCTACAAGAAGATCAAGGATGATTGGAAGGACATCTACACCGGGAAGATGGACAATTCCATCGGCACTGTGGTTCGTATGCCCCGTAACATGGTCAACGAGGATTCCAGCGTCACCTGTTCGCACGGCCTGCATGTGTGCTCCTATGATTACCTGTCCCAGTATGGATCTTCCAGCGGTTGCCGTGTTGTAATCGTGGAAGTCAACCCGCGTGATGTGGTGGCCATTCCCAAGGACTACAACAACACGAAGATGCGGGTGTGTGAGTACACCGTGATCAGTGAGGTCGATAATTACCGTAAGGCCGACGTGTTCACCGACAAGACCGTGGTGTATACCACCAGCAAGAAGCCCGAGGGCGACAAGGAAATCGGTAAGATGGTAACGGCAATGTTGGATGATGATGAGCTGCCAATTGATCATCTGGAGTATGCAGCTTTCCAAGCCGGTCTGACGATGGATCAGACGAAGGAATTGGCCGACATCGCCAACCAAGACACCAAGTGGGCCGGAAAGAAGATCGCCCGCTACATTCGCACCGGTGTCCTCAATGCCGACGAGTTCCAGCGGTGCTTGGATGAAGAGCCGGATCAACCGGCTCCCGCAGCCAATGATGAACCAGCCCATGTTGGTGACTGCAATGGGTGTGAGAACTGTGAATGTGAAGGAGATGCCAAGGAGATTGGAAAGAAGACTACCGCGGCGCTGGAAGGGGGCAAGATCACACCAGAACAGCTGGTTGACCTTCTGACCAAGCTGAATCAGAACGGGGCGATCAATCTTCCGAAGATGCGTGACTTTGCCCGGACTGATCGGAAGCGGGCTGGCAAGTGGATCCGTGATTTCATCGGCCAAGGGTGGATTGCGAGCAAGGAATACCTGAAGGAACTGAACGGTATTACCGCCACTCCCCGCCAGCACACTCCCCAGGTGAATCAGTGGACCACCGGCGGCTATATCACGAAGGATTCTACGGGTGCTCCGGCCCCTGCGAATGTAGCGAAGAGTTGCTACCGCTGTGGATCGAATGACATTTCGGCGAATGGCCAGTGTGGTAAGTGCCATTTCTACAACTCGGTCAGCTGACCAACAACGGGATGGTGTCAAATTTCTGACACCATCCCAAAAAATCCATCCCCAATTTTTTTTGAAATTCCCGAAAAAAGTCCTTGACACCACAACCCAGATTTGCTATAATCAACCCATCAAAGAGAGAAAATGCATCTGTGGCGGAGTGGTCTAACGCACTGGTCTGCAAAACCAAGACTCTAGGGTTCGAATCCCTACAGATGCTCCATTAAAAAATTTTCAAAACAGCAAAAAAGTCCTTGACAGCACTGCACCAGTTTGGTATAATCAACCCCATTACAGAGACACACAACAAGGGAGTTGCTAGATGATCAGGACCCGCGATGATGTTATCACTTTCATTCAAAAGCAGTTCGGTGATCATCTCAACGATGGTTATTTCCAAATCAGTGGCAACGAGAAGTGCTGGATTCTGACTCGCAAAGCGAGTACGTGGTTTGGTCCCATCAAGATGCGTTTGGACCACATCTCGAAGAATCCCCCGAAGGGGCTGGGAATCTACAGCCGGGGCAACAAGTATTTCTTCGCCCCTGTGAATACCGAAGAAGAAGTTCTGTCTTTCGCTGAAGTCAAAATGTGGGCTATTGGTATGGAGCTCCAAGAAATGCAGAAGGCCGTGCTGGCCACTATAGCAGAATTCGGTGACGCAGTGCGAGCAGTAAAGGATCTCAAAAATCCGACACCTGTTGATAATGAAGTCGAAGTCGCAGCCTAAAAAATCAAACTTTCTGACGAGGAGAAAAACCATGATTCGGTTCCAAGATCTTCCTTTCAGCATCCAGCTTTTGCTCGAAGACGCTTCCGCCACGCTCAATCAGACTCCCATCGGCGTTATGCGCTGTGTGGTTGCCACTCTGGCTGTGGCCTCTGACCACGCTACCGCCGATGCCTGCGGCGTCTCAGAATCGCTTGTAGCGATGATTCGGGATGAAGTTGCCCGCGCTGTTGCGGTGCACGCCTGACCAACAAGGTGGCCCTGGAAACGGGGCCACCAAAAAAATAACACGAACCGCATTTTTTCTCTTGACAACCCGATCCAAAATTGCTATAATCAATTCATCAGAAACAAACAGCGAGAGGGACAGTCAAAATGATTTATGACATTTTCCAAATCAATCTGACACCAGCCGAAGTTAATGAGATCAACCGGCTTGGTTTTGCTGAGGCTGGAAACTTGTATCCCCGGGTCAAGGCCCACACCGACATTATGTTCGGTCGGAATGCGGCCGAGCACTTCAAGGCAGGCCATTACACGAAGGTGGCTGTTATCGAAGCCGAAGATCTGGAAGATGTGTTCGAGATCGGCAACGGGATGAAGGAAGGGAACATCACCCGCCTGGATAAGATGCACTCCGTATCTGTGGGCGACGTGGTGAAGGATGAAACAGGCGTTTATCATTCTGTGGCCTCTATGGGCTACGACGTGTTGGAAGTGTAACCAAGGAGGTTCTACGATGGCTACTGACCGTTTTGCCAAACTCTTTACCCGGAATCTTCCTCGGGCTGTTGCTCTGGCCAAGGAGATGTTTGCGAAGCACAACAAGCCGTGGAACGACCACATGGTCGCTTCTGCACTGGTTCACCAGATCGATTCCCTGCAGGCTGATTCTCTGGTGGATGCCTGGAACAAAATGACCCTTGGGACGCAGCGGGTGCATGCTCAGCGGGCCCTGGACAACTATATGACCGCCAACGGCATCGAGAAGGTGTGACGACAATGCAAATTCATCTGGTACAGGAAGTGGGTGAAAAACAGCTGGCTCAATGGACAGCGCGTCTGGGAGCGGCTGACCGTGAAGAGGTTCTGGCCTACATCGCCGCTCTGGAGAGGAACCAACGAGAATTGGTTGGCCTTCTTAACCAGACTGCCGGAATGGCCACGCAGATGGTAACGGAAATGGTTGCAACACTGGCTGGATCATTTTCCGAAGAAGAATGGAAAAAATTTCACGAAGGGCAAAAAAGTCCTTGACACCGAAGCAGGATGGTGGTAAAATCAACCCCATTATCAACCAACAAAAAGGCATGGCAAACATGAATATTGAATTTGTTCACGAAGCAAACCGTGGTGAGTTGATGGCTTTGCTGGGCGGTCTGGAAGAGTCGAAGCGCAAGGAAGTCTTGGAGTATATCGAGGCCCTGGAAGAGAGCCAGCGCAATCTGATTGGTGTGGTTAATAAGTTGGCGGCCTTCATCAAGGGCTAAAGAGAAAAAAATACAAGAGGGGGCAAAAAAAGACTTGACACAGAACCGGGATGGTGGTATAATCAATCCCATCAAATGAGAGAGAAACCACCAATCAAAGGGAGCACCACCAGATGGCCAGTTTCAAAAAGATCGAGAAGATGCTCCGGACGGTCATCAAAGAATGGGGCGAACGTGAAGTTGCGAAGATGTGCAACGAGTACGGTGAATGGGAGATTGGTGAACAGATCTCCGGCCTCTTGGAAAAGGGCGACATCGATGCGGCAATGAAGTTGATCATGAAGGGGCTGACCAAGAAGCTGATTGACAAGGAAGGTCTGGAGTCGGAACTGGAAGTGATCATTGACGAGATGGAGTTGCCGACGGAAATTTAAAATAATGCGGGTGTAGCTCAGCGGCAGAGCTGCTGGCTTCCAACCAGTGAGTCGGGATATCGTAATTCCCCATCCGCTCCAATGCGAGGATGCTGGAAATTGGTAGACAGGCCGGTCTCAGAAGCCGGTGCCGAGACGAAAGGCGTAAGGGTTCGATTCCCTTTCTTCGCACCATAAATTTGTAAATCAGGGCCCGTAGCTCAGTTGGCAGAGCATCTGACTTTTAATCAGATGGTCATGGGTTCGAATCCCGTCGGGCTCACCATTTATTGATTAGTGAATTATGAATGTATAACTCAATGGTAGAGTAACCGGCTCTTAACCGGAAGGCTGTAGGTTCAAGTCCTACTACATTCACCAAAATTGTAAAATGGTTGCAGGAGTGTAACTCAGAGGCAGAGTAGGGCCCTTACAAGGCTCAAGTCGAGATTTCAAAATTCTCCACTCCTACCATTAATTTTACAATAATGTTTTAAGATTTTCCCAATCGAGATACTCTTTACCGAACATTAATATGTTTATTCCATTTTGATCTCTTACTGATTTTATTTTTAAAAAATCTTTTTGAATTAGATAATCATTTTTTGGATCCAAATAAACATTGAATTCTGGTAAATAGAAATCTGGATAATATTTGTGTGTGATTTGTTGTTCATCGATCCATGTAACAGATTGTGGTCGAATCCAAGCAATATTATTTTCATCTAGACTTTTTGCTAGAGCGATTTCATAGCTAGATTGAAGATATACTGTACCACCATTTTGTAGTTTATAGCGCAATGACCGTTTAGAATTATTTCCACCCAAATTGTTATCAAGCGCTAATTGTCTTAATTTTTTTCTACCAGTATCAGAAATAGTTGCTTTACTGCCATGAATTTTTGCTTGTTCAATTAATTCAGGATTTTCTAAATACATCAATTTGATCTTTTTTGATATTTTGTGTTTTGTTTCAGTAGTGTGTTTTGTGCCAGTAAGTCTGATTTTTGCATCTTCGATCAATGTTGGCTTGCTACTGTAATTTGATTTAACACTATTGCTTATTTTTGCTTTTGTTTCAGCAGAATGAATTCTTGAACTTCTACACGATAGTGAACAAAAATTGATTAGACCTTTTTGTGGTGTAAACGATGAACCACAATGATTGCAATTTTTCATAATATTCTCCTTATGATTTTATTGTATAATTTTGTTTGGGGACACCGATTGATTCTCCAATCGCTTCCTCAATATTACCAGTATTGAGGATTACCCATACTACTATTTATACTTGAAATATAAAAAATGCCAATTATATCGATAAAATAATTCAATTTTTTCGTAAATTACTGTATAATATATCATATGATAATATTTACCTATCAGGAGAGAATATGCGAAAAGAAGAGCTGGCGACAATTGGTGGAAGGATGAAGGCAATCGCTGCCTTTCTGAAACTGGCCCCATCTGTGTTTGATGCAGAAGAAGGTAGCGCCAACAATGTCCCACCAACAACCGGACCCTTTACCATTCACTTTCAGACGGACAATGAAACGCTGATTGGTGATGATGGTAAGCCTTATGAAACAGGCGGATGGGAGTACTGGTGGCTGACAGATCGGACAAGGAAAACGTGTTGGCAACGTAGTTGCTTCAAACGTGGTGGTGGTTGATTTTTATAGAGACGTGGTGAAGTGGTTTAACACGGTGGTCTCCAAAACCATTATTTCGGGGGTTCGAATCCCTCCGTCTCTGCCAAATTTGTGGGATATTCGTATAGTGGCTTATTACATCAGCGGTGCCGTTTAGGCGAAGTCTGAAAAAGGGAGTTCAATTCTCTCATATCCTGCCTTTTTTATTAAATTATTCTGGCGCTTTCGTGTTTCGCAAGAAGGTCGATAACGAAGAGCTGGACAAAAAAGCGAGCGGTTATGAAACGATGCACATGAAAAGTGTGACACGTAACAGACAGAAAACCTCGAAGATCGTACTGTTTGTTTGTGGCGTCGCTTATCGGAGAGTGAGAATAACCCGGCAATTCCTCTCCACTTTTATTGAACTGATAAATTCAAGGGCTTTTCAAAATGACCGCTACCTCCTGTTACCTCGAAGATAAGGATTTTCTGATCGGATGCTGTGATCCGGATAACCCATCGTACATGTGTGTGGTGAACGAGTTCTGGTATGACGCTGATGGAGATGACAGGCGAGGCACTACCGAACACCGTGATACCCACATCGTCGTTGCTGATACTCTGTTGTCGATGTATGAGCAATTGGCCTATTACCGGAATAAGGCGCCGGAGAATCCACGACATTCTGGCTGGGACATTGTGATGTCCCCGATCTTCCTCGTTCAGTCTGCCAGTGCTCCATCACAAGCAGATCTGGACAATACCGATACCCATCGGGAATATCAACGGAAGCAAGAGATTGTCAGACAGCGGGCAGAGCAACTCGCTCGGGAGAAGGAAGAGAAAGCCGCATCTGCACTGTTGGCCAAAGAGCGGGCCGAGTTCGAGCGCCTCCAAAAAAAGTTTGCGCCGGAGGCAATAAAATTGTGAATCTTTGAAATTAATCTGTATAATAAGTACAACAACGTGTATCCAAACTCCAAACATGAAGGAAACAAGCCAAATGAAGACGAATAAGATTCTAGGAATTGTGGTTGCTGGACTGGTGGCCCTGGGTGGGCTGACGAGTGGTGCTCAAGCTGCGGATGCGCCGGCGAAGACCAAGATCAAGATCTGTGGTGGGCCTCCGGGACTGTCGTATGAGAAGATTGCCGGAGATCTGGCCGACCAGCTGAAAGCGAAGTTTTTTGTGGAAGTGATTGCGACTGCGGGTGGGGCCGAAAATGTGAAGAAGGTGCGGGCGGGCGAGTGTGATGCTGGTATCGCTCCTGATTTCATCGCCGCAGGCAATGGTGTGACCATCTCGACCGAGCTGTTTGACAGCTACGGTATCCTCCTGTGTAATGCCGACATTCTGAAGCAGACCAACAAGGACAAGCCGGGCATCTCGACTCTGTTCAACCGCCGTGACCTCATCGTTGCGACTGGTGTGAAGGGCTCCACCGCCTCCGAGACGTGGCGACTGCTGGCCACTACCAACAAGAAGTTCGCCGCGATCCAGACCGCCGATGTTGACTTCAAGACGGCGCTCACTGATGTGCTTGACAAGTCCATTGGATGTGCGTGGGCTGCGAGTGGACGCAATGCTGACCTGTTGAAGGCTGTCAACACCCCCGAGGCATCCAAGCTGGTGACTCTGGTGGCGATGGATAACGGCGACTTTGATGATGCGAAGGCCGGTGGCAAGGAAGTGATTAAGTTCGCAACCCTGACCAGCAAAGAGTTTCCGCAGTTGCTTCCTTCTGGCTGGGTCTTTGATCGGAGTCTGGAAACGATCACCTTCAAGACCTCTATTATCCTCAACTCTTCTCTGATGGTGCGTGACCCGCGGGCCAATGCGACGCTCTCCCAGATCGCTGCGAACCTGGGCAAGCAGAAGTGACCAACCGGTAGTGCCTGTTGTATCCAATGCCCCCAGAACATCGGGGGCATTTTTTTGCATTTTTTTTAAAAAAAGACTTGACAAGCCTAGCCCGATTTGCTATAATCAACCCATCAAATGAGCAGTAACCATCAAGGAGAAAATTAATGAAAAAGACAATCCCAGTTGAGCGTGTTAAGGAACTGGTGAATGCATATCTGACAAACATGCCGGTGAACATCGGTGATGGCCGGATGGAAGAAGGGGTGCGTTTGGGCGCGGCCTCTTTGTTGGAGATGATTCTTCATGAGACGGGCAACTATCAAGGGTACCGGTATCTGAAGCAAGATGAAGTGCCCAAGGGTGCCAAGCCCGGTATTATCACCGATCCGGTATCTGGTGAGCACACTTTCCCGGATGATTCTCGCCGGCGGTATTATTGAGAATTTGGCAGTGCAACATAAATAATACACATAAATATCAGGAGTACTGTCATGAATCAAGCTGAGTATGACGAGCAGGATTTCTTTGAAATTATCGACCACGGTGTGGAACATAGAAATAATTTCCCCGGCTGTGGAGTAGCCAACACCAGATGGATGCAGGTGGTAACGGGCATAGGCGAATCTGCCATGGATGCCTACAACGACGCAATTTCATTGATCGACCAAATGGAAGACAATGGGTACATTTTGGAATTGTTACCAGCCGAGCCGGAATTTCTGTCGGATGAAGTAACAGTGCCGATGCACGAGGATGATGACGAATTGGTGCAAGACGCTGGAATGTGGCACCGTGTGTCAATCAGGTGGTAAGAAGAAAAAAATCACCAAACCCGAAAAAAAGATTTGACAAGCAGGATGGGTTTTGGTATAATCAACCCATCAAAGAGAGAGAAACAAAACAACAAGAAGGACTGAAATTCTTTGCTATGCTGGGGTGACACGGTTCATAGCACACCGGCGGGAACTGATCACCCCGTTTTGGAGGCTCTGGTTCAAATCCAGACAGTATAGCAAAGAATTTCAGTTTATGCGGAGATGGTGGAACTTGGTATACACACTGGTCTAAGAAGCCAGCGCCGAAAGGATTAAGGGTTCGACTCCCTTTCACCGCACCAAAATATATTCCGGTTTAGCTCAGTTGGCAGAGCAAGGCGCTGTTAACGCCTGGGTCCGGGATTCGAGTCCCTGAACCGGAGCCAATAAATTACAATTGCCCTTGTAGCTTAATTGGCAGAGCAATTGATTCGTAATCAATAGGTTCGGAGTTCGATTCTCCGCAAGGGCTCCAATGTGCCCATATAGCTCAGTCGGCAGAGCACTTCCTTGGTAAGGAAGAGGTCCTCAGTTCAAATCTGAGTATGGGCTCCAATATAGCGATAGGACTATTTGTGAAATGAACGACATTGCGATAGCTTACAAATACCTGAAAATTGCTCCTTCACAATGGGCAAATATTGTCAGTTGGCTGTTGTTCAATCCGGCTGAATTGGCGCACAGGTATCAAGAGGAAGTCAATTTTCAGGCGAATATGAAACAATGCTGGTGGAAACCTTAAATCATTACGGGGCGTAGCTTAGTCTGGTAAAGCGCGTGTTTCGGGAACATGAGACCGGTGGTTCGAATCCTCCCGTCCCGACCAAATTTCTACAGGCTTCACGGGGTGTAGCTCAGCCTGGCTAGAGCACCTGCTTTGGGAGCAGGGTGCCGGGAGTTCGAATCTCTCCATCCCGACCATAAAAAAAATGCAGGACACGAAAAAAAGTCCTTGACACAGCCCGCCGGATTTGCTATAATCAATCCAACAAAGAGAGAAAAACCCTTTTTATTGAGAAAGTCAGAAAGTATGATTATCAGGGAACAGCGTGATGATGTGATGGTTGGCGGAGCAAAGTCAATCGACGCATTCACCATCAAGGCCAGTGCCAAGGCATTCGCCATACTTTCTAATAATTTGTACAGCAATCCAACTAGTGCGGTCATCCGTGAATTGTCCACCAACGCCTATGATGCTCATGTGATGGTTGACAAGGCCGATGAGCCTTTCATCCTCCAACTTCCTACCAGTCTCGATCCTACTTTCATCGTTCGTGATTTCGGGCCGGGTCTTTCTGAACAAGAAATCATGACTGTCTACACCACGTTTTTCGAATCGACCAAAACTGGTTCCAACGACTTTGTTGGTGCTCTTGGTCTCGGCTCCAAGTCTCCTTTTGGTATTGCTGATTCTTTCACCATTACCAGCTACCAGGCGGGCGTTAAGCGGGTTTACTCGGCTTTCCTGAATGATGCCCGGATCCCTTCTATCGCTTTCTTCGGTGCTTTCCCAACAGATGAAGAGTCTGGACTCGAGGTATCTGTGGCTGTGAAGGAAGATAATTTCAAGACCTTCGCCAACGAAGTCAATAACCAGCTGAAGTATTTCGTGGTCAAGCCCATCATCAAGGGAAATACCGCCTTCAAGTGGAACTCCGAAGAAGAGTACATGTACGAGGGCGAAACCTGGAAGATGGTTGATACCACCAAGGGATCCAACTATGGTCGCGGTGGAGCGCGTGTCATTCAGGGTCAGATTCAGTACCCGATCAACACGAATGACATGGGCAAGCACTATTCTAACGCCTCCCAGGTGATCAAGGAGATTCTAAATCGACCGATTGTTTTCACGGTCAATATCGGTGCAGTGAACATTGCCCCCAGCCGTGAAAATCTGACTTACGACGACCAGACCTGCATCAACATCATTGCGGCAGCTCAGAAGATTGTGGAAGAGTTGCCAACCATCATCCGTGAACGGATTCAGAATGCTGAAACGGAATATGAGGCGCGCATTCTGTTCAATAACATCATGAATGACCTGAACAAAGGGTACTATGGGAACCGCGCTCTGATCGGCGCTGTAAGCGAATCTGGCAAAATCCTGTGGAAGGGTAAGGATGTTTCTTCAACGACCGTGTGGATTCCCGAAGATGAAATCCGCCGGCATGTTACCTTCACCTGCAATCACAGCGGTCGCTTTTCCCGTAATATCAAGGCGGTGCAGAAGTCTAACGGATATGACGCTGCTGATCATCTGCCCGATGGTAAGCCCCATTGGAATATGCAGGTGACGGAGCTGAAGAATACCGTATGGATTCTGGCTACCGACACCGATACCGCTGTGGAAGTGCGTGCCAAGCAGTATGCCAATGACAATCACGGGCGGAACAGTGTAACGCACATCATCACCAGCCATCGATCCCTGAATCAGATTGCTCGCAGCTTGGGCTTGAAGAATAACCAGATCATCATCGCTTCCACTCTGGCGAAGGTGCGTCGTTCTCCAGCCAGTACTGCTCAGACTTCCGGCAGCAAGAACGAAGTCATCCTGCAGTTGCATACCGGTGATGGCTCTTCCAGGGCAAAGTCAAACACCTGGTCCAGCAAGGCTTTCGAGGATATTTCGAAGGCGGAAGGGTATTACGTTGAACTGGACCGGTTTGATGTGATGCGCGATGGAAAGATTATGAACAATTTCGAATCCATCCGCAAGGCGGCGATTGAGCTGAACATCATCAAGGCAACCGATCCCATCTACGGTCTCCGTAAGATGATGCTGAAGACCAAGCACACTTTGAAGAACCTGTTCGACACCGTTGAGGCGGCGCTTCCTACTCTTCCAGCCATTGGTGCGACTTATGATTTCGGTGAGCATAACCGTGTCATGAATAAGCTGAAGGAGAATCGCAACTCTTTGATTGCGGTCAAGCGGGACATTGGTAAAGATTCACCAGTTATGCCCATCATCAATGCTGTGCTGGCGGAGAGCAACACCACCCGGAGTCAATATGTGCGTCATCTGGTGGAGTACTTCAAGGTCAACACCCAGACGATTGATATGTCAGCCGAATCGACTGCAGCGGATAAGCGGTATTCCCTTATTCCCCAGATGGGCTACTATGTCAATTCTGACATGCTGATCCAATACATCAATGACATGGATGAGCTGCATACCCTGCGTGGTCAATGTGCCTCCTGCACCAAGCAGTAAATAGGAGGGTCTCTGGATGGTAAGTCCAGAGACCCATAACAATAAGAAGAAGGAGCAGGGCAAAATGCAATGGTTGATTTTATTTCCAATAGCGATTATCTGTGCCATACTTAATGGTGTCTGCTGGTTGATTGAGGCTGTCGTACAATTGACGATATTGCTGTTGGGTACTGTCTTTGGTAGCCTCTGGATGTTTGGTACTTTTCTGTTCAAGCGTGGTAAGAAAAAGACTCTCTGAGCGGGTCAATAAAATAAGGCGAAAAAATACGGTCTTGTGCCATTTCTGAAGATTGGCATTTTCGCCCGAAAAAATTGCCCTTCTCGGTTTTTTCCACTTGACAAATTTTTCTAAGGCTGCTACAATTCTTCCTATCAATGACAAGAACCAATTGAAAGGAGGAACCGATTATGAGGCCCTTTGGTGTTAAGAAGCAGGACTTGGGTGTGACCAGCAAGTACAACGACTCTGTTTGGTACACGAACTCCCATCCTCACCGCAACCGGATCCGCAATGTCCGGATGGCTCACAAGCGGGGTCGTGGCCGGATTCGCACCAGCCTTCACCGTTTTATGGCTGGGAATACGAACGTCTTTTTTGACGGCATTTAAAATTTGTCCACCAGCAAAAAAAGCCTTGACAAAACAGGACAAGACTGCTATAATCAATCCCATCAAAGAGCGAGAGGGGATTGACAACCAGCAGAGTAAATAAAGGGAAAAATGAACATTCTTGGTTTGTTTCTTGCTTGTGTCTTTGTTGTTTCATTGATTGGTGTAGCCGTTGGCACAACCTTGAAAATCATAGATTTTTTGATTAAACTGGTGACTTTGTTTTGGCATTTGTTTGTTTTGTTGTGGAAAATTATGTGGTTCATAATTGCTATACCAATTCACCTGTTGGTGATATGTTTTAAGAAGTAAAAAACAACCCCAATTTTCGAAAGGCAACACAAAATGACGTTTAATGGAACTGGTAGTGGACCTTTTCTTATCCTTGCACCATTCGTGGTCGTGTTTTTGCCAGTGCTTATGATTCTGGCATGGCCGCTGAGAGCCCACAACAGACGGAAGCGGCTCCTGGAAGAGGGTCAACCATTGGAGTCGTGGGGGACAGCTTTCCGGAACACATTCGCTCTCCTGTGACAAACCCACTGACTGGATGGGAGTTAGTCGAACTAACTCCCATTCAAAAATCATACCAAGTTGTCAAAATCGCCCACCTGGTCCGCCGTTTTTTCAATTATCTTTTTGGTCTTCTTTATCCCTTTGAGCTTTACAGCCATCATCGCACGGTAAGCAGGGTCAGCCCATTGTCTCTTAGCTGCCTCAGATCTTCTTTGTTTCTCTTCTGGTGTGGAAGCAGATTTTCTGGCTGCTTCTGATCTTGTCTTTCTGAACTCTGGATCCTGCCAATTGTTTTTCATCATCTCTGACATTTTTTCTTTGAGTTCAGGGGTGAAATTTGCTTCTCTCATTGCTTTGAGTGTTTTTTCTCTCCAGGACGGATCGTCCCATCTTTCTCTGTGACCCATCATAGTTTTTTCTCTGTACTCTGGATCTTGCCAAAGAGCAGTAGTTCTCTCTGTCAACTGTTTGTGGATTTCTGGCTGAGCGTTGTAGTTCTTGTTGAACTCCGCAACCTTCGCTTTGGTCTTTTCTGACCATCCGCCGTTGTGAAAGTTTTCAGAGGCATTGCGTCTGTTGTAATATTTTAGATTGTTGGCGACATCAAGTTCTTCGTGGATTCTCTGTTCCTCGACATTAGCCTCTTCCCTGGTCTTCCAAACTGACAGGATTTCTTTGGCAAAGTCAATTGATCCTTGGGAAGCAATGGCCCTGGTCAAGTAGACTGATGATCCCCAGTAGGAATCCTCTTCTGGCTTGCAGTTGCAACTGTGCGAACCAATGTAAAATTGCTCTTCTGACTCTGGGAACAAATTGGTCACCTGGTAGACGTAGTGGTACTTGTAGCGTTTGGATAATTTTGTGGCGGTTGGCATTTTTTGATTTCCTTGTAAATTTTGGTATAATAAATATTAGAGAGGACAGCCACTTTCGATTTCCTTTGTGGTTTCTTTGATGTTCGTACCATCAAAGATAACTCTCTTTTCTTACATTATTATTTATACAATTTTTTCATTTTTTGCCATATTTTACAGGGAAAATCAGCAATTTTCTGCCCCGAAATGCTAAATTTTTTACTTCTTGTTGACAGGAAAAAATGTCGTTTTGGTATGATTCTTGAATAGGAAAAAATCTGCTCAGAAGCCCACCTGGCAGGCGATTTTTTTCTTGACACCAGATAGGCTGTGTGGTAGAATGGGTACATTGAATGAGAGACACACGATGACAGGAGTACCCAGGCAATGAAAAAATATCCCCGTACCCCACATTTGCCCTTCAGCCCGGGCCTCCAAAATGACGACCGGCGCTGCGATCCGGCTGATTTGCAAGCGTTGATCGACAATGGGGTCGAGTGTGTGTTGATGCTGAAGTTGGATGGCGGTAATACTTGCCTTAAACCAGATGGCATTTTTGCTAGGACACACTCATTCGAAACGGCATGCCCGACGTTTAATTTTGTAAAAAGCATGCACTACCATCCTAATAAAGAAACGATCCAAAAGGAGAATATTGCTGTTTTTGGTGAAAATATGTTTGCTGTCCATACCATCACCTACACTGAATTGACTGATTATTTCTATGTCTTCGGTGTAGTGGATTTGGACACAGAAGAGTTTCACAGTGTGGAAATGATGAAGCTGTATGCTGAACTGATGAACATGCAAATTGCTCCGATTGTCTACGAAGGTACGATTGCATCAGTTGAATGGCTGGAGCAATTTATCAACGAACAGATGAAAACCGAAAGTGCATTCGGTGGTGAAAAAGAAGGATTTGTAATTCGTGTTGCTTCACAATTTCCGGTATCAGAGTTTGGCAGTAAGGTCTTTAAATGGGTCAGGAGAAACCACGTTGCAACAGATCAGTTCTGGCGTCAGAATTGGAAACAGCAACCAAAACTCACAGGATGGGTGAAGTAAGAAAAAGGGGCACCTGGTGCCTCTTTTTTTCTTGTCCAAGCAATTTTTTTCTTGACACCCGCCTGCCAGGTCTGTTAGAATTGTCTCAATTTGATACACCAAGAAAAAGGAAATAAATATGGTACAGGTAACTGAAAAAGAATTCGACAAAGTGCTCCGGATCATCCGTGGAGCTGAAAACTATCTGGGCACCTCCAGGCATCAGCTTGAAAACGAAACCCATTGGGTCAAGCGGAATGGTGCTCAGGTGAAGGCGGCAGAACGGATGGATCCGGAAGGATGTTATCCCGAGTCGTGGTACGTCGAGGAAAAAATCTTCATGGACCATGTGTATCCCAAACGCAAATCGAAGGCTTACAATGTGTGAAGAGGGCACAACAATGATTCAGGCTATCCAGTCCATTTTCAGAATGCCGGACCTTCTCAAAAAGGTTCGTCCAATCCAAAGTCACCGGTGCGTCATTGATGGAATCCCGATCGAGTTTGGGGGCAATGATGAGGATCCGATCATCGAGATTGCCTTCTATGGTGCCCCTTCCAACCCGTCATTGCCCCCTAGGTTGCTGGGCACGTACATGAACATCTCTTTCCACAATGGGTACGTGATCCCAAACCTAACGCGGGACACAATGCTCCATTTCATCCGTGAGCGCCTGTTCATTTTACCCGCCACCTGGAAGGTTAAAGTGCATTTTTGGCCAGCTCCAAAAAATCCAAAAAAATACGCGTAGAGGCAATTTTCTTCTTGACTCCAGACAGCCGTTGTGGTAAGATTGTTTCCATTGAATGAGACACCAACCAAGGAGAACCCAAACGATGACCATCAAGCTCACTTCCGACAACAGCCTCGCCTCCATTGATTGCCGGTCTGTGGGTCCGGGCGGAACCTCTGTTGACTTCTATCGCGCTACCCTCCCGGATGGCCAGAAGGTGATCGCAGCTGTCTGGACCAATGAAGAGTGCCCCTACAATTGGAACAAGGAAGATCCGGCTTGTGAGGAGCATCCCTATGCCGCGACCGATGGCCACAATGTGTCGTACCTGACCCGCGAAGAGTTGGTCCGGATGTTGAGTGTTATCGACAATTGAAAAAAAATTGCTGGCGGGGCAATTTTCTTCTTGACACCAGCCAGCAATTTTGATAGAATGATCCCATTGAGTGAGACACCCAACCAATCGAGAGGGCACAAAATGAGCACAATGACGATTAACGGTGTGGCGGTTGAGTTTGGTGCCAATGACCAAGACCCGATCATCGATATCAATTTCATGGAAGCGATGTTCAAGATGAACGGAGAAAGTTATCTCCAGCGCGTCGCGCACTTCACAAACTTCAGCGGACACACCTTCAACCGGACCACCTTGGTCGAATTCATCACCGACAAACTGCAGGGCTTCCCGCTCGTCGAGAAGGTTTTCGTCAGCTTCTGGAACGCCAACTAATCCAACCACACTACGGAGGACTTTCAAAATGGCTCAATATATTATTGCTGATCCCTGCTATGTCATTGGTGACTGGGGCGCTTTTGGTGTCGCTACCAACGACTTTGACCGTTGCAATGGCCGGTTTACTCTCAAGGATGCGGTGGGCACTGTGGTCGTCTGCCACAACACTGCGTACGGCGATGGTGTGTACGAGGATGGTGAGGGCAACGAGTATCCCGTGGATGCCGGTTTGCTGGGTTGCATTCTGGCGGATCAGATCACGGGCAACAGCGCCTCTCTGGGACATCTGCATGAGTTCGACTCCCTCCCGACCATTCACTATAACAATGGCACCTTCACCTTCTCTGACGGCAACCCTGAGCACGATGTGGTGATTGACACCGGCGACGCCTATGATGACGATGACGATGACGATTGGGGCGATGACGACCGCGACTACAACGACTGAAAAAAAAATTGCCAGGGACGGCAATTTTCTTCTTGACACCAGACAGTGCCTCTGCTATAATCAATCCCATCAAAGAGCGAGAAACCAATTGAGAGGAGCAGAGGCAATGAAAGTGGCAAAGTGTTTCCGGGGGAAGGGACAGGGGATGAACTCCAGCAAAGTCAAACGGTGGAACGCCAAGGACGCCAAATCTGACCCGGTTCAGAAGGCTTTCCGCAAAGCCGACAACCGGCGCACCCGCAAAGAATCCCACCGGGTGGAAGTCGAGGAAGAGTAAAAAATCCCAGTAACCCCAGCAGATGTGATATAATTTACCCAACCAGCAGCAAACAACCTTTCACAAGGTACCAGTGGAGGTACACCGCAATGTCCATGATCACGACCATCGCCAATTTCATCAAAGCCATCGAGATTGCCCGGGACACCCGGGAAAATTTCAACGATGACTACATCACGGCCTTTACCCAAACTCTCCCAGCACCATTCCATTCGTTGAAGATCACCAAGCGAGGCGCCTGGCTGTGCATGTTTATCACAAATTCGGATACCGGCCAGCAGGACGTCTTCTGTGGGATAGATATGGAATCGGGGCGCATCTACAGCAAGGCGGATTTCAGTGTGGTCTATGTCCGGCAGGATAGTAAGGTGCCCAATCCTTTTGCGGGGATCACCGCATTGGGGTCGGTAAAGGAGTACAAGGACCTGCCCAAAATGATGACCATGTACGAAGCTCTCGCCACCGCCTGACCAAAAAAATGCAGGGAGAGCAAAAAAGTCCTTGACTCTCCCTGCATGATCTGATAAGATTGTTTCCATTGAATGACAAAAACCCCAAACGAGGAGCACCAGAAGATGTGTTGTGAGCCCCGCGGATCAGATTTGAAAGAGGCCGGTGAGTGCCCCGACTGTGGTGAGCCGGTTGATAAGTATGGGGACACCCTTGATGCGTGTGCCCATTCGCCGGTGCAGTGCAAAACGTGTGGATCGGCCCCCCTGTGACGATTCCTGTTGACCAGAAAAAAAATGCAAGAAGAGCAAAAAAAGATTTGACAAGTAAAGCATTCTTTGTTATAATTGTTTCAAGATTGGGAATCATCCCACAAACCAACGAACTG